TGATGGCATGGAAAAAACCTTATGATTTGGTGTATATGAGTAAAGTATTCACTTTTTCACCGGACTATGCGCATCCAATTTGCGCGAATAAAATTATTAGAGGTGGAACAGGATATGATTATCCAACTGGTGGGAATCCTCTTCCTTATGAAATAGAACACATTTATCCGGATTATTCATTATATCATGAATGCAAAGATACGGCATATGGGTTTTTGACAAGAGGTTGTCCGAGAGGATGCAAGTTTTGCATAGTAGGAGAAAAAGAGGGAAAATGCTCAAGGAAAGTTGCAAATCTAAATGAATTTTGGAACGGACAAAGAAATATAGTATTACTTGATCCAAATATGTTTGCGTGCCAGGAATGGCGTAACTTAAGTGAACAGCTTATCAAAAGCAAAGCGTATATAGATTTTTCACAAGGATGCGATATTCGCATAATGTCCGAGGAAAAAGCAGAGTATGTAAAGAATATGAAAATAAAACAAATACACTTTGCGTGGGACAGATATGAAGACAAGGAAAAAATAATCCCCAAATTTGAGATGTTTAAAGCAAAAACGGGGTGGGACTATCACAAAATGACAGTGTACGTCCTCTGCGGGTTTGACAGCACAGTAGAACAAGATTTAGATAGAATCTATACGCTTCGAGATATAGGATATCGCCCTTATGTAATGATATATGATAAGCAAAAATTAAGAAGCGGCGATACACTAAAGAAAATGCAAAGATGGGTCAATTCTGTCTACACGTTCATGAAGGTAAAAAGGTTTGAGGACTATAGCGGATAAGGAAGAAGAAAAATTATGAAGATTGGAAACAAAAATGTTGCAGAAATCCAGATACTGGACAGAGACAATGATCTGATCGTAAGCATGGTTGATGAAAACGTAATTATTGAGAAAGATTATAAGGTGGTTTTAAGACTGGAAGGAGAAGAGAAAATAGAAATATATCCAGAAGAGTAAGGAAAAGAGCGGGAATAAACCCCGCTCTTTTCCTTTTTTTAAAAAATAAGTGTTCCGCCTATTGACGTATACGTCAATGAGTGGTATAATAAAACCATCAAAAGAAAACAAGGAGGAAATCAAAATGAAGACATACGATTTATCGAAGATCATGAAAAGAGCATGGGAGCTGGTGAAGAAAGAATCAATGACGATTTCCTCCGGTTTAAAGAAAGCGTGGAAGGAGGCAAAAACGAAATATATTTCAGTAAAAGAATGGTTTTTCAACAAAGAACAGGATAAGGCAGAAAAATATAATACATTCTTTGATTTTGAAAGAAACGAAGACGAAACCATAAAAAGAGAAAATGGTTATGTTTTTGCAGAGGTTGAAGAGATTATTACAGAAACAGAAAAAGCAATTAAAGTTAGAATCGCTACAGGCGGTGTTGTAGGATCCTATAAAGGATGGACTTGCTGGATTCCGAAAAGCTTAACTAAATAAAGGGGAAGGAAAAATGAAAATAAAAGAAATCAGAAAATACTCTGGACTGACACAGGATGCATTTTCGAAAAAATACAATATTCCAAAAAGGACTCTTGAGGGGTGGGAGTCAGGGAAAAGAAACCCGCCGGAATATGTTTTGATGTTACTGGAAAGAGTAGTGCAAGAAGATAGTGAAGGAGAAAAAAATAACATGAAAAAATATGAAATAATGAAAAACAGTGCAGAATTTAATTGGAAGCACAGGAAAGAGATTACAACCGGATGCACGATGGATGATGTGGAACCGGAAAAAATTGCAGAATTTAAAAAGCTGGAAGAAGCAGAGGAGGAGCTGAAAAAATACAAGACAGAAATCAGCGAGTCCGGCGGCATGTTTTCCGTGACGGAAT